CTGAGCTACTCCACTTACAGAACATCCTATTCTACGATTTCTTAACATAACCCTATTGGTTTCAGCCCAATGAGTTCTTCCTAATGTAACCGTTTTAGCATATAGATATGCATATTTTAAAGTTCTTTGATAGTCTTCTAATGAATCGTGATTAGATGGAAATGTTTCTACCAAACAGCACAGCTCATATGATTCTAATGATTGTTCCAAACAAGGATTACCACCCATAACTCTGTGGTCTTTGTTATCTCCACCATTCTTCATACGTGAATACTTTTGCATATTCTCTAACCAAGCAAAACCAGGCTCACCATTGTCCACAATTCGTTTACATACATCAGTATAATCCATCCCAAGTTCTGCATAAATACTATTATTACTTGTCCATCCATATTGCTCCCTATGTGGGTTAACTTCATAATTCTTTAAATCTAAATATTCTTCATCATGTGGATTTCCAAATACAATCTCAGCAGTTCTTCTAACATTACCAGCTACAACACATTTACCGATAAGATTCATTATATCTACGATTGTAGTAATTGTAATTGGTTCATTTTTGTTTTTATCTAATACTTTTCTAATATCTTCGTGCACTTCTAAGAGAGGTTCATGACCACTACTAACTCCACCAAATCCTGCGATTGGTTCACCAGCACCTCGTATCTTTGTGTAATCAAATTTAACAGGAGCGGTTCCGTGAAAATAACTTTCTAAGAGAACTTTCAGAGACTCTACCCAACCCTCACGAGTATCAGGTATTTCAAATAAGGATTCATCACGACTTCCATCTACACCCTTTACGATAATCTCACCAGCACCCTTACAATCAAACCCAACTCCTACTCCTAACATACTTGCGTCCATAAGGAAACAAAATGGTTTTGAGTAATCTTCTTTGATTGTTGATGTCGATACAAATGCACAATTGTTAAGAGCTGCGTATAAACCTTTCTCTTCGGTTATAGCTGTTCCCATAGCCCAAAGTCCACGGCCTGGTGGTAAGAACTTCATATTAAAAATACGTTCATACATATCTTGAGCTGACTTTTGAGCTTGCCACGGATTCCACCCTAATTGATGTGAATCAATGTGATTCTTTTGCATAGAGTATGTTCCCTCTACGACTCTTCTAACTGTCTCCCACCATCTTTCGTTCTTTCCATCTTCTTTAATTCTTGAGTATGTCCTCATATAAACTAACTCACCTAATCCATTAAAACCAAATGGTGGTTTTTTTCTTTTGTATTTATTTATAAAATTCTCTGATAATGTAAACTTTTCCATAATAATCCTTATAATCTTTTAATCGTAACATAGATAAATATAATATATATTCAATCTTAATTCACTATTTATTCAAATCCTTCAACTTTTTTTCCCATATCCTTGTATTTGTTAGCCAATTCTTTTCTGAGAAACTCTTCACTATTATTCATCTTACCTTGAGTCTCTTTTCCAAACTGACTACTACCTTCATGTATTTTTACAACACCAATATTTGTATTTATGGTAGATGGGTATGTAACACCATCTATACCAAATCTATTTTTTATTACGTGAAACCTACCTGTGTTAGCAATCTTATCCTCTACCTTACGACTCATACTGATAACAAAGTCAGCAGTCATAACCTTAGAGTAATCCTCAGAAACTTTATCAGCACCAATCACATCTTCTTCAAGAGCTGAACGATTAGCCTGTGAAGCAGTCCATATTGGAATCTCTAACTCACCAGCTAGTCCACGTAAATCTTCATATATAGTTCCAATTGCATGTCTCTTCTCCTTGAAGTTTCCTGTAGGCATTAGGATATCAGCATAATCTACAATAACCATATCAATATCCACACCACTTAACTCTATCTGTTTTAGATGTGAACCTATTGTATTTACTGATGCTGCTTTAGTTGGGAAATACTTAATAAGTAACTTACCTGGTAAAGATTGTAATTTTTTCTCTACGTCTTCTTTGTGGTACTTTATATTACCAGTTGTTACACCACTAAAGATAGAATCATATCTAAGTCCAACATAATTTTCATTTAATTCTAAAGTATAGTGAACTACAGTCTTACCTTGTCTGACAACTTCTGAGCCTAAAGCTTGTAATGTCCAAGACTTACCAATACCAGCAGGAGCAACCACAACACCCAACTCACCAGCACCAAGACCACCATCTGTTATATCATTGATAACATCCCACGGAGTCTTAACTGTTATCCTAGCTGATTCTGATAACCTTACCTCTAACGATGGAATGTAATCATGACCTAAATCTCGTTCCGAACCAGCCTTCATTGCATTATCTATGAGAGATTTTATACCATCATAGTTTTTATTTTCTAACATATCAACAGACTCTAAGATAGCACTCTTCAATGTTTGATTCTTACAAAAGTCTAATGTTTCTGATTGAACAAACTCTAAGTCTGTTGCTTCTATATTTTTCCAAACATCACGTAGTTTATCTACTACACCAGATTTCAATACATCATTATCTATCTCATCTATCTTATATTTTACAACTTCTAATGTAGGTTGTTTCTTATATTCATAAAAGTAATCTCTGATAGATTTGACTAACCACTTATTTGAATCTGAATCAAACATATCTGGTTCTAATATATCACTAATAGTTTGAATGAATTTTATATCACTCATTAGTGAAGCTACTATTTTAGATTGAAACGATGTTCCAAATTGTGTTAACGTTTCACTCATTAACTCTCCTTTCTAAAAACAAAAATTGGTTCATATTTGTAACCAGCACCCATAACACTTGATAAGGTTAATTGTACTGTATCTTCTTGGGTAAACCCCAACTCTTTTGAAATTCGTATTGTTTCATCTTCTATGAATTTATACTTTGGTGTATTAGCAATGTTGATTAACATATAACTATCTTTTTTTAATCCGTAATAACAATTTTCCATTGTCTTCTTTAAAAACCCATTTACCCAACCATCTTCAGTTGGAAACTTTTTAAAACTTTGAGTATCTTCATCTGAATATTTTTCAGTATCAAAGTAAGGTGGTGAAGTAAAACACAAGTCGAGCGACTCTTTTTTAGGTTTGTATTCTTCACTACCGAGTTTATAAATATCAACTTGTTTTCCCAAATACGAAAAATCTTTCTTCATCTTTAGAAGTCCATCGTATGTTTTGGTGGATGGTTCTGTACCTATGTAATGTTTTGTATTTTTAGCTGATAAGAATCCAAGTAACCTACCACCCCATCCACATGACATATCCCAAATAGTTTCACCACCAAACTTCTCATAGATTAGTTTAGCAGCAGTTGGTCGGAAGTTACTGACAGATTGTGTACCAGAGTATATCTTTAAAGATTGTCTAAATCTATTCTCATGAAACTTATTTTTATTTCTACCTTCTTCACCCTTATAGTGTTTTAACTCAAAGTTCCATGTTTTTCTGATTGTTGACTTTAACTTATCATCATCTAAAAATATTTCCATAGGAGACATCTTTGCACCACCACATCTAACTTCCCAAAAATGTGGGAAGTAAGTCCAAGCTAGTCTCAAACAATGCATTGTCTGAACTATTTTATTATCAAGAAAAATAGTATCCACATTAAACTTTTTTAGTTTTTTTATATGTTTATACTTTTCATCATCTCTAATCGTATAGTGTGGGAATCCATATTTCCTATAATACCTAAATATAATTTCTGTACCATATTCTATGTCTACATTTTTAATATCATTGGTGACTTTATGATATTCTAATTCGAGGGTGTCTGTATCTAAAAACTTATTTAATACTTCGTAATTTACACTCATTGATTATGTGATTTTTCTGCATAACGATTTAATTGATTGAAGTTAGTCAATAACCAACTAGTTAAATTAGGTAATGCTGTGTATAACTTATCTTCTAAAAACATTTTTTCAAACTTAAACTTTACCAACCTATTGATTGGTGCATTTACTCTGTCTACTATCTTTGTTTTTGTAGAAGCTGAGATATCAACATCAGATAATTGCATTAATCTGTAGTTTAAATCAATAGTGTCCTTATGTTCTGGTAATTCATTTACAACTTCATCCATCTCTACTATACGATTTTCACTAAGGAATGGTAACTTCTTCTGTATTGTTTTTAGTCCAAGACCACGAACACCACTAATATTATCTGATTTATCACCATCCAATACTCTATACCAAATCAGATTGTGAGATGAAATACCGTACTCTTCTAACACAGTATTCTCATCATACATTTTCTTTTTGGTTGGACTCCAAATCTTTATCCTACCATTAGCTAATTGTAAGAAGTCTTTATCAGTAGACATGATTGTAATTTGAGATTTAGTAAGAACTTGTCTACAGATATATCCTATGGTATCATCTGCTTCAATGTTATCATAAGACAAAACAGTAAGTGGTAAAGCTTCTAAGTACTCAACTACTCTTTGTATCTGCATAATCATATTCATTCTCTCATCATCTTTTGATGCAAAACTATTAGAACGATTTACACGATACTTTGTTTTTCTGTTTTGTTTATACTGAGGATATATCTTACGACGCCGACTAGAACCCCCCTTGCCATCAAATGCTATGATGACACGGGTAGGTCTAATCATGTTCACGACATAAGCAATACTTCTTAGAAAACCAACTATTCCACCAATGTGAATACCATCCTCATTAGTAGTTGGTATAACACTAAACACTCGGATAAACGTGTTTAGACCATCTATTATTAGTACTTTGTCGTTAGGGTTTCCATCATCTAATGAACCACCCTTTTTCTTTATCTCTTCGAATATGGATAAGTATTTTTTATTACTCACTAACTTCCTCTTCAACTACAACGTCATCAATACCAAAGTTCTTTTCGTATTTAAGAACGACTTTACTACAAATCATCTCATAACAATATGATTTAAATTCGTCATCCTCTAGATATTCAGCCCAATCCTTAGATTGAAACTTAATCTCTTTACCATTGTGGTCGTCCATAGTATACCAAGCACCACCTTGTTTTACAAGTTTGTGTTCTTTCATAACGTGTAACCAACTACCTTCGTTATCAATACCACTCTCAAAGTAAAGTTCAAAGTCAGCATGTCTCATGGGTGGCCCAAGTCTATTCTTTATGACCTGTGCTCTCATCTTCATACCGATAGTGTTTTTCTTAGTATCTTTTATCTGACCAACATTCTTTAGTCTGATACGAGTTGAAGCATGGAATGGTAATGCTTTACCGCCACTTGTAGTCCACGGATCTCCAAACATTACACCAAGTTTCTGTCGTAACTGATTTGTGAATACCAAAGCTACTCTCTGTCTACCAATCATCTGAGTAATCTTTCTCATAGCTTTAGAAAGGATAATAGCCTTAGAAGTAGCCCAACCATCTTTGTCGAACTCTGCTTCTAATTCTACTTTTGTTGTAGCGGCAGCTAATGAATCTACTAAGATAGTTACTAACCTATCTTTGTCTGATTCACGAACCTTAGCGACTATCTCTTCGATAGCTGAAAATATATCTTCTACTGTTTCTAAGTGTAGATATAACATACTCTCAACATCGACTCCGATAGCCTCAAGGAAATCAGTACTAACTGCAGTTTCTGTATCTATGTAAACAGCAACACCACCTTTTTTCTGTGTTTCAGCAAGTACGTGAGCTCCAATTAAGGATTTACCACTACTCTCTAAACCATTCAATTCTGTTATTCTACCAACAGCAATCCCACCATCAGGTCGGTTTGATATTGCCAAGTCCAACATAGTTGAACCAGTAGAAATAAAGTCTTTGATATCAGTAGGTGTTGTGTCTGAACCATCAAGGAAATATGCTACTTTCATATCCTTGAATTGTTTGTTAATGGTGTCCGCTAAGACACCAGCTAAGTCATCTCTTGTTGACATATAGTTCTCCTATATAAAAGTGGGTATGTCCGGCTTTTACACACACTCGGTTTTATTAGTGTTGGCTTCAACACCCACTATTGTGTTTTTTATTTAATTGTTAAATAGGTGGGCAGTTAGTGTCACTGCACTTACATTCATCTCTGTGAACAACTACCCACTATTATGTTTTTATTTAGTTATTAAATAAGTCGTCAAATGCATCTGAAGTTTCTTTAGAACTGTAAGTAGTACTTGGAGCATCTACTTTCTTTTCTTCTTTAGATTCTTCTTCAGTTGTAGAACCACCTTGAAGGTAGTCGTTCAACGCTTGAGTTAGGTCATCATAAGATTGTTCTTGATATATATCAGTAATATTCTTTTGATTCTCTGTTAACGTCTCAAGTAAAGATGCGTCTTCTGTGATAGGAGTCTGATTAGGTTTGACTCTGATTGAAGTCGATGGATACTGTGCACCAGTTTCCTCGGCTGTTTTGAACTCTACAGCAACATCACGACCGCTTACTGCATCTGTGATATCACCATAATCTGGATCTGCGATTATAGAAAGTAGTTCTTGATAAACTGTTTTTCCAAATCCCCAAAACTTAACACCTTGTGATTCCTCACCACGTACAATAACAGGAGCATATGTCCTCATCTTCGCTTCAACTTTTCTAGCTAGACGATAATCATCTTTTGAACCTGTTCCCTTTAATTTCTGAGCGAACTCTTCAAACGGGTCTGGTCTACCAAATGATATAGGTGAAAGATAATTCTTTCCAGCTAAACCGTAATGAAAATACAACTCGATAAACGGATTGTCTTTATTGAACTTATAAGGTACAATACGAACAATTTGATTACCAGGTGATGGTTTCCAAAGATTTGATGTTCTATTATTTGTGGTTTGTAATTGATTAAGGCGACTTTTGATTGCATTTAAATCCATTTTATATTCTCCATTGTTTAATTAGTTAGTTGTTATTTGTTAGTTACTTTCGTTGTGTAACCATTGTTTATATAAGTATAATCAAGTTTTTGAAAATACAATTATTTTTCGCTGTCTTCCCAAGTATTTACGTTTACTATTGTATAGATTCTAGTAGGTATTTTATTCAACCCATCTTCACCTGTTAGTAATAATGAATTTCTATAATTCTTCCAATCTATTGGAAATGTTTTATCTAATTTACCATCATTAAGTTCACGAATTAAATCGTTAAGTGCGTTGATTGTATATAATGTGTTCGTGTCTTTCTTTCTATGTAATGAGATAGTGTCTGGTATACCTTGTACAAAGTCTTCATCATACTCTACATTATATGTACATATTAATTGACCATAATCATTTTCATTTTGAAATACATAAATTTTATCAAATACGATATCATTACAAGCTATAATAATACCTATGATTTCTTTAAATCTATTTCGTTTTACGAATGTACACAGTAGTTGAGTTCTCATTACTGATTATCCTTTATTAATTTTTCAAACTCTGGTGTCCATTTATAAACCGTCTGTAACTTTCCGAGAGGGCCATCTTTTGTTCTTTGTCTTTTTTCCATAATTGGAACTTTCTCTTTACCAACCATTATGTAAGCTAGACCAGTAGAACCTGTAACTCTATTGGTTCTTGATACCTGAACATTTGCTTTGTCTACTTGTAATTTTTTCAAAAATTCTTTTTTAGAATTAACACCCAAAGCTTTCTTTAAGACATTTCCATCCAACACAACACCAGCATGATTTGTTTCAAACATACCCCTATATTTATGAACACCTTTTTTACCATCTATTGCATCCATATGCCCTTGTTTCCAAATATTATTTCCTTCAATAAAAGTTCCCAAACCAACACCATCAATTTTTATTTGGTCAAGTTCTTCTATTTGTTTATCAAGTAAATCAATTGAATCTTTTCTTATTTTTTCAACAGAATCGTCTACATCAGGACCTCCTACTTGAGAATTTGCCCTACCAATCATCTTCTGTTGGTCTGTAGTTAAGTCTTTCACACCAGATGTAGAGTAATTCAAAAATGATTGTGCAACTTGTTTATCAGTTGGTGGTGTATCTGAACCATCAGGTAGGAAATCTGAATACTTTTTGTCTGTTTTAGGTATTTTTTTATCGGTGCTAAAACTCTTTTTTATTGCATCAAAATACTTCCTCGAATTACTACCAGCTGAAGAATTAATTAAAGCGTTAAGTATTTTATCATCAAAGTTATCTTTGAGGTGTTTAGCTGGTTCATTAGTAACACTTTTTAACTTAGTTTCTATTTCTGATAAACCATCTGCATAATTTCTTCTCTCTCCAGCCACAGCTTCTGACTCACTTTGTGATAATTTTCCATCATCACCTAATTGTAAAATAGCATCATCAGTTTGTGTTGCTTCCGCTTTATTAGAAGATTGAGCAATAATAGCACTTGTAGAATCTTTATCTGATGTAAACAGAATTGTGGCTTGACCTTTATCATTCTTAATAATAGTTGCAGTATCTGATGGATTATCTCCACCCCCACCAACTCTAATTAATTCTATTATTTCGTCTTTTGGTATTTCATTACCATCTAAATCAACTACACTTGATGAGGATTTTATATCTTCCTCTTGTTTTTTTAATCCAGCCTTATCACCAAAATATTCTGATGTTTCTGTATTTTTCCATCCTAAGTCATTTGATGCATTTTGTGACCTTTGATGTTTTCTTTTACCACTTCTAACTGCAATCAATGTTTTAGTATATAATTCTCTTTGTTCTTTTGGTAGTCCATCTGGTAATTCACCTGTTTTTAAACCACCAGCCATCTTACTACTTGAATTTTGTTTTGCTAAATTAGAATCACCATATTTATCTAAAATACTTTTTACCAAATCTTCTTCTGTTGCATCAGGATTATCTTGTAATAAATCAGAAACCTCTCCACTCATAATCTCGTTATACATAGAACCAGCATTACCAGGTGCAGCTCCTTTTACATAACCACTTGATATATGTTTTTGTTTGGATTCATTGTCACCTTTTTCTTTTGGTTCATCTTTACCTATGTCTCTTTGAAAATCTTTACTAGGTGTAAGTTGTTTAGCATCTCTATCGAAATCACTTTTACCTTTTAAATCTTTACCATCTGGTTCTTTTGGTTTTTCACCTTTGTCATCGCTTTTTTGGTCTGATGATTTTACGTATTTACCAGCATCAGTTTTTACAAAAACATCAGCATTAGAATCTTTTTCTTTACCTTTTTCTTTATATCTACCATAACCAATGGATACATATTTATCATCTTCATCTTCAGTTAAATTCTGAATAAATTCATTTGTAGCATCATATGACCAATCTTCTTCTATTAGTATACTTTTTAATTCTTCTAGATGTTCTATATTAGTTGGCTTAATAACACCAACTCTGTAACTCCATTCCTTTAATATTTTCTGTAGATTTGGAATCATACAAACTTCTCCGTAATGTCTTTCATTTCATGATAATTTAATCCCCAGCTCACTTTAACTGGATACTTACCATCTTGTTCTAATATTTCTTTGACTTCCTTTAGGTAATCTAATCCATCTTCCATATTAAAGTCAAACAAAAAACTATCGTAACTATATAGTATCAATTTACTTTCATAGTCTTTGATTTTAGGAATTAACTCTGATAAAGCTTTCATATTGTTTTCTGTTTCCATCAACTGAATCGTGTAGTTAAACAATTTATTAGCGTTCATACCTGTTAAATTTTTCCTATATATCTTCTTACTATAAATATCTGAAAGAATAAAATCATTTGATTTGTATTCCCTCCAAAGAGTGTTTATATAAATACTAACTTGATTAAAATATTCATTATTTTCTTTCACTTCATCGGGAATATAACCATATAAATACTTAAATGAAAGCTTTTTACTTTCTTCATAATCAACACCATACAACTTAGCCATATGTTCATGAACAGAACCATCTTCAAATTGATAACCGATTCTATCACCAATCAACCTAAGATGATACGCATCATAATCCATCTCAACTAACACACCTGCTTTATGTCTACTAACATATGGTTTTCTACTACCATCTTTCTTATTAAGAGCTGCAAAGTTAACACCACCATACCTATTTGATGGTCTACCAGTAGAAGTATATATGTTATATTCACTATATACCAAGTTAGACTCCGATTGTATACCATTTTGTTCAATATATGACAAGTTGTCTAGCACGTCATTATTATATGTCATTTTGTCATCACTATCACGCGTGCTTTCTATTTCAATTTTTAATTTTTTGGTTAATTTACGACAATATTCTAAATGTTTTAATATAGGAATTACTCTGTTTACATTTTTCTTTCGGTAGTGTTTCATATTAAAAAAGTTATGAGCATTGGTATCAATGTTATCGATATTTAACGGTTCATTGGTTTTCATATAATGTAATAGATTTACATCAATGACATTATTAGTAGAAATAAGATGGTTTAATTTCTTTTTATCGTATGTGTATTTCTTAGTATCGGAGTGTAAGTTGGGAACTTCAATGTTTAAAGCTTCACTATGACTGAACGGTAGGATAAATTCATCACCACTCATGAATTGAACATATAGTAGACATATATCTATTTCTGCTGGGTGTTTGTGTTCATCAGAAGATATTGGTATTAAAATACTATCTTCTTGTGAATATACTTTTAGGAATGAATCTAAACGTTCATTGTTTTCTATTATAACCATTGATAATACATATCATGTAACTTTACCAAATTAAATTATTTTTCTCCTTGAGAGTTTACTCGTTACATCATCTATCGAACCCTTTGGTGCTTTCCATAATTGTGAGGGAGATAGTATTTTTCGTAACTCTTCGTTTCCTCTTGTAGTACTAAAAGTATTTATTGTTCTTGTATTATCTCTAATAACTTCTGATTTCTTACCAGTCAATCTCCAAGATATTTTAACGTATCTAAATAATGTATTTTTGTTATCAAAATCTTCTTTAGAAATTTCAAACAATTCACCGTTTAAGTTGTTTGCTTTCTGTGTAAAATATCTATTTAAACTACCACCACCATAATCACCTTCGGATGGAATTGGATTATATTTCTTTGGATATTCATTTTTTACCACATTTTTTATTTTAGTATAAGTTGAAAATAAACTGTTACTACCGTCAATCTTTTCTATAATTTTTGAACTAGTACTATGACTACCACCTGTCATAAATACTTCTCGTTTGGTATTTGTATAGTGTATATGATATTCTAATTCAGGTCTAACTGAACCACCATGTGTATATTTAAACTCATTTGGTTGTGTGATACCAACAACACTCGATTTAAAATCGGTGTCCTCATGTACTTGTTTTGCTTCTTCTTTTAATTTTGACATTATGGCATGACACCTCCAGATTTTTCAAATAAATCCTGTGAGTTATTTTCTATTAATTTAGCTGATAATTTTTCGAATTTTTTCTTAGCTTCTGCTTCAACGCTTTCTTCAACTTTTTTCTTTTTAAAAATATTACCTTGTAAATTTTTTAATTGTTCTTTAGTTTTTTGAGGTATAGTTCTAGTATCAAAAATATAACCAAGTGTAGACCTCATCATTCCAGTTATAGTTGTAGTCCATCCACTAGAGTCAACCGAGTGTTCTACATTTGAAGCTTGAAATACACATGATTGTTTATATTTATTTGGTAGATATACTGAATGAAATGAGTTTCCAGGTTGTATTCCACCTATACCATCTGTATCCAATCCCAAATCAAACAACATTTCTATTGGTCTATTATCTGTAGTATTATCATCTTCATCCCAAAAAGTTATCAAATCACTAATCGTTGAAATGTATTCATTTCTCATATTACCAGCTTCATCATACTTACTTGAAAAAAGTTGTTTATAGTTATCTGCTAACTTAGCCTGTACAGGACCATTAGGTCCTACTACAGCTTTCTGTTGACCTTGAGTTATCAATTGTTTTTTTTCATCAGTAGATAGGCTATCAAAAAAAGGTGGTGATATACTTGAATCAAAAAAATCTTCATTACCGCCACCAAAATTTGCAGATAACTTTTCAGCAACATCAGTTAATTCATCATTTAATGTACTTGACAAATCTACTCCTTGTTTTGTTATAAATGTACGAATATCATCACCATCTGTCACACTTAGTGGTTCACTAGCAAGACCAGTTTTTGTTCCAATATTTTTTGTTGATTCATTTATATAAGCTAAATCAAGTCCTTTGTTTCTTTGGTCTTCTTTATCATTGAAAAGACCACCCGCCGCAACTCCAGCCATTTCTTGAAATGAAGACTTTGAAAATGATTTTAAATTACTAGTATTTCCACCATACATTGCAGCTAACTGCATTTTAGATGGAATTTTAGCTGTTAAACTTTGACCTTTAACAATACTATTATGTGTCCATACTGGAAAGTAAAATATACCTGGTTTTCCAAGAATTTTACCATCACTATCGAAGTTAGTTGCGTATGAACTTGGTGGTCGTTGAAAATCTATCCAAGTATGAGATGCGTCTATAATTTTTAATCTATAAGTTTCTACTTCATCACTAACTAACTTAAACTGCCAAAAATTTATTTTCTGATTTAATAAATCAAACATAGACTCAAGAGCTTCGAATATATTAATCGACTCTACACCAATGTCATCACCAACACCAAAAGCTTGTTGTATTAATCTTGTATTAATTAACATATTTCTCATGTATCCATATTTTATTTTACTTGTTTCTTCTTGTGGATATGCTTTATAATATTGTTTTTTTCTAACTTCTAATGGTTGACCTTTCATTTCTGGAAAATCTTTGTATAATTTTAAATTTTGTTCTGCTGATAGTCCTTTAGACTTAGATTCGATAGTATCAACGTCAAATTTAGAAAAGTTTTCTTCTTCATTGATAATTTTAGACAATCCTATAAGAGAATCTTTATCACCAGGAAATGTTACATCAGATCCAAAAACTTCTGTTGTAAACTTTTGTGACTGTGGTGTAAATTTACCAGGTAAAATATAATCTCTTATACTAAGAGTTTGCATTGCTTCATGACTTTTTATTTTTGTAGATACATAACTACTTGGTATTTTTGGTTTTAATGTATCGAGTTCTAGTTGTCTTTCTACTGACCTAAATTCAGAAACTATATCCGTATCCGATGTTAATGAAATAAATTTTGATAATATATTATCCTCAAACCAACCCCATCGAACCCAACTATTTATATTACTCCTACCTTCATCCAATCTTATAAATTTATTAGGTGTATATCGTATTGTATAATTGACTTTTGTATCCCTTTCATGGTGCACTGCATTTGTTTCTGGAACAGGATTTTCATTAATTTCTGTGTTTAGAAATATATACTGATTAATATTTCTAAGAAAAATTTTCAAAGAAACTGTACTGTTTAGTTTTATTAATTGATTAGTACCATCCTCTTCTAAAGAACCATTTTCTGCTTGTTTTATTGTGAATATGGTTTTATCATCAGCTGATTTAGCGGCTTTTACTGTTTCTTGTTCTATATTATAAATAATAGTAGGATCTATTGTTGATATAGTACCTTCCGTATTACTCAATATGTTAACACCAACACTAGTTATTATAGTTTCACAATCAAACCCACCATCTGGTCTTGTAGTAAACGAAAAATTTTTTATTACACCAGTCATCATATCATAATCACCGTTTTGTTCTATAACATCACGTAAATGATTACTATTATACGCATCTTCCTCAATCTCATTACCATCAGTATATGATCTAATATTTTGTAATGTATTTTTATCATATACCCAACCCCATTGTATCATAACTGATTTACCATGAGCTAAAAAATGTGGCATCAATCTTTCAACATCATCAAAACTCCAACAAGTCCAACTTATGGTTGCTTCTCTTCTAGCTTTTATTCCACCTAAAAAAGTAGCAGTAATTGATTTTATACCAGGCATTGGTCTTTTAGTTTTATTTTCTCCTGCATCAAAGTCGTAGTCATTTGAATAATATCTAGAACCATAAATGTCATCATAGCCAGCAGCCATATGGTCACCACCATATCCCATCAACGGATTTCCATCATCATCAGTTACTGTACCACCTGGAACTAACTCACCGCCCATTAGAATAACAGGATTTTTTTGACTAGATACCATTTTTGTAAAAGTAGTTCTAGTTAACATTTTTTCTTGAGTTAATTTTGGAGTTTTACTATCAGGATAGTATGGTGTCTCACGGCCAAATGCGTCCATTTTTTCACGCATTCTTTCTTGTAATTTTTTTGCAATTGGTGTTAAGTTAATCATAACTATTCACCATTCAATTGTTTGAATTTCCGTATAATTTTATTAGTATTTGTTGGGATTCTTATAAGTTCACCAGTATTAATAATTACTCTTCCTTTTATACCATTTGCTTTTGCAATTATCCACCATAAACTATTATCACCATAGTATTGAAAAGCCAAATTGTCTATTCTAGTACCTTGTTTTGCAGATATAAATTGATCTGAATTTTCAATTGGTATTGGGGGATATAGAGTAGTAGTATACACTCTGTTACCAGCTCTATCTATTTTTGTATTAGTATTTGAATATCTTTTCATTTTAATTTATATAATCTGTTAATTTTTTTAATTGTTTTGAATCTAGTCTACCATCTGAAAGTCTAGAGGTTTCTAGAAATTCACCAAGACCTTGACCAAGAAACGCTGCACCTTCTCCAAATTGTGCATTTTGTTCTCCAATTTTGTGTTCAGGAATCCAAGATGCTTCAAATTGTTTTTGTAGTGCTGATGGTAATCTTTTACCAATGTAAACAAAAGTACAAGAAACTTGAATATATTTAGGTAGTTTTGCAAAGTTAGTTTCCCAAGTTCCAACATCCATTACTGTATAAGTTAATGATGATATATAACCTGGAGCGTCTGTGTACATTTCTCCGATTGTCAATTCTGTAAACGGTGATATCATTCCAAGTCCACCGTTCTCGTCACCACCTGTCCAATGTGGATATGTCTGTCCAGCTAAGTAATTTAACTTTTCCCACAACGTTATCATTTCAACATCAGATTTAGGATATACGTCAAAAGTAAATGATATTTCCCTTGATGTACCTTGATAAACATAAACACTATCTGGTCGACCAATGTATCTTTCCGAACCGTATTCAGGTGAAAAGGTATCTGTTATTCCACTTAGTATTGCTCTGAATATTATATTACCACCACCTTTATCATTTATCATTCTAACATCTCTAAACTTAAATGGAATCCAATCTAATTCATCATGTGGAACATCCATTGCTGAATTTTTATAACTGTCTTTACCATATGGTATTAAATTTACTCTATCTCTACCCTTTTCATCAAAAGCATTTTTAGATAATTTTGCTAAAGCTGCTTTTGAAACATTAGCATTTTCGTTAGATGGTATGTCACCAAATCCAGCTACTACCTCTGCAGCTTTTTTCAATGTTTTTTGAGCACCATCGAGTACAGATGTAGCTGTTTTAAAACCTTTAGCTAAACCAGGTGAACTTATATCTGGAAGATTAATTTTTGGGGCTTTAAAATTTATAAGTTTCTCTTTACTTTTTTTAGCACCGATATTTATACTTGGAAATTTAATTTTACTTAGACTATCTCCTATTTGATCTAAACCTTTTCCTGCAGCTTGAGCTAAATCTTTACCATATGATAATAATTGTTCTCCGACATACGTACCCAATCTTATTGCAGATTCTTCAACTTGTTCATAAACTTGTTCGGATACAAAATCTGCTAAAGTTCCTTTGTTAATAACATTAGAAAGGTCTACATAAGAATTTCTATTTATACCTAATACACCAGGTACACTAAAAACTGATAGTGGATTGTATGCTTTTGGATTTAAATTTAATTTTAGTGGATCTGGTCCTAAACTGTTAACAAAGTCTGCTCCAGCTATATCTTGAATTGATTTAGGAACTATATCATTAGCTCCAACTGATATTTTACCTTCGTCTGATAAATCATATAATGTAGTTGTTATAACATTAAATGGGTTTTGTCTTTGTAACGACTGTTGTGCTTGAACAAATCTAGAACCTTTGAGTAAAAAATCAAGTGAATTTGTTGCACCGTTTATTCTACGTACATCTGCAAAATATCTATCTAAAAATACACTAGGTTGTCTACCAATTATTCTACCACCAACATCATCTATTGCATTTATAAATGATTTTACAGCATCTTCACCTTTATGTGCAGGTTTATCTATCTGAACTAATCCAGCCATAACTCCTGTAAACTCTGGTTTTGAAACTCTATCTATACCCCACCGTTGTCCTATACCTCTAATTATAAATGGCTCTCTTTTATCACTAGGAACTTCAAAACTAGGTATAAGATTACTAAATGAGTTTGGATCGTCACCTAGAACATACTGTCTTATAAGATTTACACCAGCGTTTGTACGTTTTAATTTTGGATTTAAAATACCACTAAAACCTAAATTTCTAGCTGGAGCATTATTGTTACTCCTCATACCAAGACCAGAGTCACCACCTACCTGTGAGTAGTATGTATCAAAGAAACCATTAGTACCTATATCTTCTAACCTAGAACCATTAAACTTAGTAGAAAAAAGGTTGTTTTGATTGAAAATAGTTTCAAATCCACTTCTTTGGTCATTTGAAATACCAGCATATGTCGGTATGGTAATTGAATTTAATTTAAAAGCTATAGCAGGTGCATCTGTTGATTTTTTATTTACAGTAAATTGGGATGCACGTATATCACCTTTTGCATCTTTTGGAGCAATGTTTGGTCTTAATGGAGAAACATGATCTGTATTTTGAAAATATGTATTTGTAACAAATCCTTTTACATTATCATTACCAAAAAAATCAACTCCTTGACCAAGTTGTGGTGTAGGTTTTGGTGGTGTTTTTGGTAATTTGGGTGGTGTTAAAGGTGTTTCAGGTAGAACCTTACGTTGAGGTGTTACGTTTATCTCAGTATTTTGAGCTGCTTCAATTGCAGCTACTACATTATCAGGTGTAACACTAACTGATGCTGGAACGCTTGTATTTGTTGTAATAGTACCAGCACCACGACCAGACATATCTCTCTTTCCACCTGTAGATAGTCTTGATAAATCTGCTGTTTCTTCTAATAATGGCATTATTTTTCCTATCTTAATCTATTAATGCACCAATAAATCCTTTGGTATTTTTTTCAATATTACCAAGAATATCATTTGTTTTTCCTGAAGCTTCGGTTGAAGCTTTTTCATATGCACTCATCGCTGATTTAGTAGCTTCCATTTTACCACCAGTTTCTCGTGCTCTTACTAACCTAGCAAGTGTTTCTACGTCTGTTCCAACAGCTTTTGCAAGCACTTGTCTTTCCACTCTCAACATCTTACTAAACTCAGCTTCTCCTCCAACTTGTTTTAATATTTCTTTCATCATTCCTTCAGTATCGTCTAGGTATGATAATTGTCTTGCTCTATCTAAATTAAGCTGTCGTCCTAATAAAACAGAAGCCTCCATTTGAGCTTCAATTGAAGATTCAAAATCTAATAAATTATCTGCTATTTGAGTTACTGATGATAAATTTAATCCTAATTTACGAGCACCAACTGCTGCTGCCATAACATTTTTACCACCATCTTTCATAGTTGATGCAAAAAACTCAGAATTTTCTGCTATATCTCTAAATATAGCACCTGGTGCAACACCAGCTAATCTTATTGTTGCTGCTTCCGCTTCTAATTGTGATAATAATGTTTCTCTAGAAGCATCTGATACAGATTCTTGTAATGACAAAACTTTTGCAATTTGATCGGAAGTTGCTCCGATAGATAACTGTGCTGAAGCTAAGTTCATTATAAATCCATTTGAAGCTTCATCTATACCACCAAAATTAGTTCTAATTGCCTCAAATGAACCTCGTATATCTTCTGATGACAACCCTAATCCTTTTGCAGCAATACCTAAACCAAAAAATCGTGCTTCTAGTTTTCCAGCTTCAAAAGTTGATAAACCTAATTCTTTTCTAGTTTCAGCTACCGCTTTTTGTAATTTTAAAAATCCAACAACTAATGCAGTAACTATACCAGCAATAGCCAATAAAGGATTTGCTGCTAGTATTAAGTTTATTGCAGATGAGATACTTTTGAATTTTTTTAAGAATCCAAGTTGACTCATTATAGAACCAGCTATTTCTTTGTTGGCTCTTATGGTCTTCAAAGCAGTCTTAGCCTGGTCATTCGTTATATCTCTTTTTAATGATTCTTTTGCGACTAACTTGTCGTTGATGACGGTTGCGTCTTTGGTTATACCTAACAGTTTAGAAGCCAAAAAACCCTGTTCTTCTAAAAACTGTTTTTGTTCTTGTAATTCTTGTTTTAGAGCTGAGGCGATATCTTTCCGTGTCTTTAAATCATTTAAACTTTCTGCCATTATAGATTCCTAAGTATGTCGGCACCTCTTTGATCGATATCAATACCCTTTGATTTTAAATCCCTTTCCAAATCATCTCTCATTTTAAGTAACTCTTTAAAGTTCTTAGCAAATTTAGGATCTTTTTTACTTAGTTTTTTAATAGCTCTACTATGACCTTTTGCTGCAGCATTTGCAAATATCTTTTCAATAAATTTATCTATTATACCTTCAGTAATTTTATATTTTGCCATGTAAAATCTCCAATTAAATTGAGTCTTATAACTCAATAATAAATATCTACTTACTTATTTTTGTGTTTATCTATTTCTTTTTTAATTTCAGAAGCTTCTTTTTTATAGTAAGTTGTCAATCTTTTTAAATAGAATGTACGTAAATATATAGGTAAGTTATACGCTTCGGTAAAAGTAAATCCACCTTTTGAATGTAATATTAATTGAAATATCTGTTCGTGTATTTCTCTTTTATATTCCTGATGAAGGCCAAAAAAATCGGAGGGTGATTGGAATCACCACTACTTTCTCCTTTCCATTCGAATCTACAACTTCTGCGTTCATGTCTATATCTGGTGTTATTGATGTTAAATAATTTCTAAAAGCAAGTGAATCTCTAGATAAAAATTCATTATCTACAAAACTAGATATAAAAGCTTTATCAGTATTACCATCTACTGATAGTAACATTTTTTTAAGTCTAGTAGTTAATTCAGAACTAGTATCCTTTGATATTTTTTTTAAAGCTTTTAATTCTGTTTCAATCTGCTGTTCATCTCTACCAGTTAGTAATCTGAAAGTTATTGTTCTTTTTGAATTTGGTAAATCAAAAGAAAATTCATTCTTACCTTTAGTAAATTTACTAAAATCCAATTTAGCTGGTTCTAATTTAGATAAATCAACAGTCTGTTCTTCATCACCATACTCAAAATTATAATCTTTACCATAACCAAGAATACGAGCCGCTACCATAATAGCATTTTTATCACCAATAAGTAAATCTTGAACATTTATTGTTTTATCTACAATTAATGCTTGTAATAAAACTTCAATAACAGTTCCTTGTTGTATTAGATTCTGAGAGGTTAGGATGTCCTCTTCTTTTGCGGTCATGTATTTTACTTCTACTTTACCCTTAGATAAAGGATGACCATCAACATAGAAGTATCCTCTGGATGGTAAGTCTACCATTTCCGTAGGAAATTTGTAATCAGCCATAAATGACTCCTTTATATTGTGTACTTATATATATAACTAATTTTGTCTTAAAACTATTATTTTTTACCAAACTTCTCAGCTGCTGTAACACCAAGTCCAACTACTGAAATGTACATAAAACATTCAAGTATTTTGTCCTTGACTTCAAATGTAGAAAAGGTATCAGCACCCCAACTACAAATCAACATAAAGAATGCAGCGAAACCGACAAATCTTTTACTAGAGATTTTAGCATCACTAGAAAGCATTTCTCTTAAAAAACTCATATTTACTCCTTAGAATTGTAAGATTGCGTAATCGTATTTAAGTGTTAGGGTGATTTCAGCAGGATCACTAGAAGCATAATCTAGTTCACCAAAGTTAGCTGTTTGAATATAAGCACCTTTTAGTACCCATTCTTCAACAACATCACCAACTGGACCTAACAAATTAAATGTAATATCTTTCTTATAAAAATCTGAGTATCCATCACGACCTGTTACTGATTCATGTGATAAACGAACCCATTCCATAACTGCCTGTGCACCTGATGGAACAACTGGATCGTATAAAGTGATATCAATAGGTTGCCAAGCACCTTTACCTTTTATATATCTTTTAACATTGATGTGGTCTAAAACTATTTCTTCAAACTCTATTTGAGGTCTGTTTGCAGTTTTAATTAAATAAGATGGTATACCTTCTACATACATTATAAACCGATTTTTTGTTTTCGGTTCAAACGGTGTGAACATAATTTCTGAAGGATCTAATGTAGCCATTTCTTTTTTCTCCTAAAAAGTCGTTTATTTCTACTCATAAATAAATATCAATTAAAGAAATTTTTAGTAAAAAGAAAAAACCCCACGATTAAATGGGGTTTTTTTCATGTATTAGTTTTAACTAATTTTACTCAGGAAACGTAGCTCCAGTTGGTTGTACTACGAAATCAAGTACAATGAACTCTGCAGTTCTTGTAGGTTGGATAAATATCTGTCCTACCAATTGATTTCTATCTACAACATCTGGTGTGTTATTAGTGTCATCCATGACAACCCTAAAAGCACTTAAACCACTATTAGACTGAACTTGTTCTAGATAAGGATTCACAATGTTTAAGAAACGATTCCTTAGAGCTTGAGTATTCTGTTCAAATACCAAGTATCTTGAAGCACTTGCAATAAATTTCCTTAATGCAATTAGTAATCTACGAACATTGATTCTATCTAGAGCTGATGGTTTAGATTGTAATGTTTTCTGTCCGAAAACGACTACACCTTGACCAGGAAAAGAAGCAATTGGATTAACTCTACCTTCATAAAGGTCATCTCTTTCAGCATGAGTCAATCTTGTTTTAGCTTCCAATACACTTGTCAATCCACCACGATTCAATCCAGCTGGTGCAAACCATTCGTGAGCTACTTGGTCGTTATATGAAATAACACCAGGTAAAACAACTGAAGGCGGAACCCATACTGGTATTGAACTGTCTCTATTTGGAATCATTACCCAAGGATAATATGTAGCCACATAGTTAGTATCAAGATTCTTCACAGTATCTAATACTGTTTCAACAGTATCACCATATGCTGCAGCATCCATAATATAAAGTGCATCTGCTCTAGACTCAACCTTAGATATAGCATGGTTTGTTACGTTAGAATGTAATCTATGAATAACACCAGGTGTTACTAACAAGTTGATATCAAATTCATCTGGATTACTGATAGCGTTTAGAGCTCTTTTGTAAGCTAAACTACCACTAGATGTAGAACTTGATAAATCAAACCCTTGTGTATTTCCTGCTGTTATTGCAGTTCCAACATTATAAGCTGTTGCTGGATTTCTACCATCAAATCCCCATTGTAGAGGAACAACAAATTTTCTTTGAGCCAATGTTGAATTAGTCAAAGTAATTGTTGTTGAACCATCAGCATATGTTGTCTCACCATTTGGATTAGCATCATTATCACCATTCATGTCTTCTAAACTCATGGTTATATTGTTACCTACATTAGCTGGATATGGTATTGGAGCTAAATAATTAGCATTATCGTCTTTTATATTAGTAGACAGATAATCAAATCCATAGAATGTATTACCATCGTATGTTCCAATAGCACTTGTTTGATTTGATTTGAATATTACTGCAGGTATTTCAGTTGTACCCGCTGTAGGATTATATACTGCATCATGGCCCATAGGAACAAGTTCTTTTGGATGTGTTGCAAGGTTATTCTCTCCTGCTGTTTTAGAAGCATAATCACCTACTCTAATAAATTTACTTAAATTAGGCATTGTACCAAAGAAAGTAAGTTTTCCATTAGAATCAATACTAACGTGTCTATCACCAATTCTTTTTGCAAAGTAGTTTGGTGATGTTGAATCAAATGTTAAGTTATCAAACTGTTCTATAATATTATCTTCAGTATTATTAGATCGTACTTGTATAGTAAAAGTACCAAAATCCGAACCAGCTATATCTGCAGCTGGTTTAACGTCTCTAATAGCAATCTTTATTTCAGAATTTATATTACTTCCATGTGAACGAGTATATATTCTAAATAGTTTATATCTTGTAGCATTTACTAATTGAGATTGTATCCACGGTGTTCTTGCAGTTTGATATGCTTTGTTTCCAGTCCAATCTGTTGATTCATTTCCATCATTGTCTACTGTATTAGTACCATCATAAAAGTTTAATCCATTTGAATCTATATCTAATGATGCAGATGAAAATGAATCATATGTAGTAGAATTTCCTGTGTGAGTCCATACTTTATAAACATATACAGATGAATTTGAATTTCCACTTCTTGTAGATTGTGGATCTTGACTAAGTACTTTTGTAATGTAATTTGCACTACTTGAGTTAAATGATAAAGCATATGACTCTGTTGCAGCTCCAACTGGTACGACATTTAATTCAAATGAATCCCAAGATTGTACAGATCCACTTATAGGATTATTTAGTGTTATATTACTACCAGCAAAACTGGTACCACCATTACCTCTTGATGGAGCTAATACTGCTAGTGATTGAGTCACACCACCGTCTGCATGTACGTTTAATCTTAAATTATCATGTTTATATCCACCTAGTCCAAGAATCCTAACAACTGTTACGACTCCCGCACTCTTTAAATATTGTTCTACTGTATTAGGTGTATAAAACCTATCATCCATACCACCAAAAACTTGTTCAAAGTCTTGAAACGAAGTTATCTGTGTTGGTACAAAAGCAGGGCCTTTTTTTGTAGGCCCTACAATAGCTGCACCGATAGCTCCAATAGCTTGTGGTAAAAACGATAAATCACTCTCGCGAGTAAATACACCAGGCGAAACGATTCTTTCTGCCATTATTTTTCTCCTAGTTAATCTTTATTATACAAATTTTTTTGAATAAATACAATTATTCTACTATAAGTATAACCTAAGTTCCCCAAAATGTACTATTTGGAGAAGTTTTTTAATATTAACCTTCAGCCGGTGCTTCTTCTTGAGGTATTGGTGTAAATACTCCACTCTGTGGATCTAATTGACCAGGTCCGTACTTTTCGTTTAATTTCTGTACTAAATCACGTTCAGATTGTTGAACTGCCTCGTATTCAGACTCAAGTTCTGTTTGACGATTTTCAATTGCTTCAACTTGTTGATTTAAAAGTATCTTTTGTACAGCGATTTGCCCTAACTGAGCTTGTTTTTCTTGATAACTTGTTTGTAGTTCACCTAGTTCTTTTAATTCTTCTTCTGAAAATTTAATTTCATTAGATGCTTCTACAACCTTTGCTTCTTCAGCCATAACTTATCTCCTATGTTTTGGTTAGTTACTTTATATAAATATAACGTAATTATGTTAAATACAATTTTTTATTTCTTTTTTAGCTCTTCTATCTCTTTTTGTTGAGCTTTTACGATTTCTGTTAGTTCTTGAACTGCTTTTACCAATGGTGTAATCAATTCTGTTTCACCCAATTCCTGCATACCATCTCTGTTTTCTTTCCACACAGGAAACTCTGAGTGTCCTACCGAATCCATAGCTTCTTTAACTTCTTGTGCTACAAACCCATAATGTATCCTATCAGGATTCTTACGTTCTGTTTGACTTTCATCATATTGCATAAACTCAGGTGGATACTCACTTGGAGCTTTCTTCTTAAATTCTTTTGGTTGTAGTTTAAGTATAAATTCTAATCCTAAGTTGGTATCCTTTATATCTTTCTTAATTCTTCTATCAGATGAATGTGTCCAAGTAGCATTCTCACCGAAATCATTTGTAATAAAATCAGATGCTCTGCCTATTCTAATTGTTTCCGTACCAGCTCCATCAAAATCATCGTTTTGCCCAGCCCCACTTCCAATAACATATTCATAATCAACATCTACTGCTGACATATTAATATGATGCCCTAAAGCAATATTGTTATTGCCAGTTGTAACATTTTCTCCACTATAAGCACCTAGAAAAGTATTATATGCTCCAGTAGTTATCTGAGTACCACTTCCTGCACCATAAAGAGCATTCCTTTCCCCAGTAGTCATTAAGAAACCAGCTTTTCTTCCCACTGCGGTTACGGCAGTTCCTTCAGTTCCAGTAGTAGGTAACAAACTTAATAATGCTTGGTATCCTATAGCAGTATTATGATAACCAGTTGTATTAGCTTTTAATGTTTCATGACCAATGGCGACATTTTCAGCACCTGAAGTAAGTGCAGTAAGAGCTTGATATCCTATCGCTATTGTACCTGATTGGTTATTAGCTCCAGTAGCATCCATTGCATCCATACCAATTACAACGCATCGTTTCAATTCACCAGTACCACCTACGCCAGCACCTTCTCCAATAATTACATTATTGTCAGCATTATCATGATTAATAGACGAACCAGCATCTTTTCCAATAATAACATTTCTATCTTCTCCACCATCAGCAGAGCTAAATGCGTTATAGCCCATTATAGTGTTACTATTACCAGTAGTTAGTGCATCTCCAGCTAGATATCCGATTGCAGTATTTGAACCACCTGAAGTAAGTGCAGTAAGAGCATTCCGACCTATAGCTATTTGTCCAGTAGATGCATGATTTGCAGTTGAGTTCATAGCACTTTCACCTATAATTACCGCACTTGCTAATGTACCAGTTCCTCCAGTACCCGCTTCTTTTCCAATGATAACATTATTACTTGCATCATTACTATTCATACTCATTCCAGCTTGCCAACCAATAATAGTATTATTATTTTCTCCACCATCTGAAGATAAAGCAGCTTGATAACCAATAATAGTACTTCTTTGGTGATTAGTAAAAGCAGTAGCTGCTTGATAACCTATAACAGTATTTCCTGCTGTAGAACTATCCACATTATTAAGTTTTAATGCTTGATAACCTATTGCTGTGTTACCACCACCTGTGTCTTCTGTTAATAATGCCTCATAACCGATTGCCGTATTTCCAGCTCCTGAAGTGAGTGAAGTAAGAGCATCTGTACCTATTGCAATAGTGCCATGAACACCGCTATTTATATCTTGACCAGCTCTTTTACCTATAAGAATTGCGTTCTGTAAGTTGGTAGCAGTTTCTCCAGCATCAGGTCCAATGATAATATTTTGATAACCACTCGTTAAATTTTGACCAGCATCTCTACCCATTAAAACATTACTATGTCCAGTAGTTAAATCATGACCAGCATTATAGCCAAATATAGAGTTATCAGTACCAGTTGTGCTTCCATCTACACCTAAATAGGCTTCAGTACCTACAGCAGTATTGTGTGCTCCAGTTGCATAATAACCAGCTCCATAACCTATATAAGTAATATTATCACTATCGGTTATTTTAT